CATTTGTTCCAAAGTCTTCTCCGTACTTATTAAAATAACCTATGAGTTTGTTGTCTTTATTTTCACAGTTATTAGATATATAAAAATCAAAAAGTTTGTTGGTCTGGTTTTGAAGTCTTTGAATAATTTTAGGCATGTTTTCAAGTCTAATGTACGTACACATAATGAGTGCAGTCTTAGACTTTGGCCTTATTTTATTTTCGTATAGGTATGTCATAGTGATAAAAGAAAGAGAGGGATAGCCTGAGTAGACATATCCCTCCCTAAAGAATTACTTCTTTGGTGCTGCCTTCTTTGTAGCAGCCTTCTTTACAGGTGCCTTAGCAGACTTTAGAGCCTTCTCTACTTCCTTAGCATCTGGCAATACACCAAATGATTTGTCGTTAGGGTTAATTGCTCTAATTGCTACTGGTGCAATGGCAGCAACAAGTGCTGTCCATAGATCCTTTGGATCTGTTACGCCAGCCATATAGAGTGCTAGACCTGATGCAAGTACTGAGCGACCATATGATGCTAGTATTGCCTTTAGTTGTTCTGTATTCATATTATTCCTCCTAGGATATGACTCGTGTTAGTAATGTAAAACCAATCCATAGACCAATAATTCCTGCGACTCCCGCAAAAACTGGTGGTGCTGGTACTGGCAATTTGAATGCTGCGAACACGACACCGCATACAAAACCTGTTAGTGTTGATAGTATAACATCTTTCATTTATTAACCTCTTCTGTAGGCAAAAGCATTTTTAGTTTTTCGTATTCTTCTACAAATTTTTTCATTGAGTAATAGTTTGGAGCCATAGATCCAATGTCACCATACTCTTTAAAGTAATGGATCTCAGGTTCTACTGCACCTACAAATTTAGATAAACCTTCTTGAACATCTTCAATATATTGATATGCCCAGTCACGAGAGTCAGAAAGGAACTTAACAAAGTTTTCTTTATGAACATTATCGTCACCTTTAATTTGAGAATCTTCAATTTCGTTAACATATTTTTCAAGAACAAGCATGTCAATAAATAATTTTTCATATTGTTTGCGGATTTTAACAAAGTTATAAGATAAAGTTAAATATGCAACGCTTACTGAAAATAAACATGTTGAAATAATGATAGTAGAAATATTCATTACTTTACTGCCTCTCTGGTTACTAAAACAATCGCTCCGTTTTGTTCAAGAACTTCTTTTATTTTTGCTACATACTGAATAGCTTTAATCTTTTCGTCATGTACCATATGAATAAAATCATGTTCGTTAAGTTTAACAGTTAAGAATTGCTCATTATCAATTATATTAATTCCAAAATCTTTTGGAGGAATAATTGAATGCACTGCCCTACGCATATCATTTGTATACATTATTCTTGCTCCCCTTCAGAATAACGAAATATATCTTCAAGACAAGTAAATCCTGAATCTTCTTTAATCTCAAGAGAGGATAACAAAATTCTCCAAGTTTCTTCAATATAACCCTTTGCAATTTCTGTATGTGTTACTAGTTCAGAATCAATTAAAAAAGCAAGTGGCAAACCTAAGTCATTATAAGAAATAAAATCCTGAAATGTTTTTTCATGTTTATGGTTTATCCATAATTCAGCAAGGATAGAACAAACATCTTCAAAAGATGTTAATTCGTTTCCATCGTTAGCGCTTGCCATATTTTACCCCATTGATTTTTATTTTTATGTTTATTAAATTCTTTTGATACTTCTCCACCTTCTAAGTATACACCACCCCATACGCCCCACTCTTTACCAGATACTCCGTTAGCAAAACATATTTTTGCAACGGGACAAGAGGCGCAAAAATTATCTATATTGGACCTTAGATCAATATCGTCTTCATATTTATCAAAGTATAGGTTAGTATCTAAGCCTAAACATTTTGCTTCATCTTTCCATAAATGCTGCTTCAAGGATTACTCCTTATACTTATTTGGAATATCCCAGCCTTTTTCATCTACTTTATAAATTTTATGTAGATACCATTGACCATTAATTCTAATACCCTGCGGAGATGTGCGAGCCATTTCTGATTTCTTAAGATCTAAAACATTCCAGCCATCCCAGCGAAGATTATAATTCTTTTTAACAATTTTTTCCATTACATCTAACTTACTTACTATCATTTTTATCCTTAATACCTATAAATTCCGACTTCAATATTTTTGAGTTCGGCTGATGCTACTAGCTTTGATACTGGCTCTTTAGGCTTACTTAAAAAAGCAAGATAACTTACCTGCTCCATGTTTTCTTCAATGTAAGAAGCAGGAACCTTAAAGAACTTAATTTTTTTTCCTCTAGCCTTCATGCCTCTTTCAGATAAATTAGAAAATTCAGATACCATTGAATTAATTTTTGCAGGACCTGCTGAATAAATTAAAAACTCTTTATCTTCATCTTTCATTGAAGACATAGCAACGCCCATAGCACGAAGAAAAACTTGATAATCATCAAAGTCTTTAGTCCCCTGTACTGCTACTATCATTACCATTTCCATTCTTTAAGTTGTCTAAAATAAATAACATCTTTTCAATGTCTTTTTTTGACATATTGGTTGTATCAACTGGACTTGTAGTGTCTATGTTGACATTGTTTTCAAATGCATCAGCACAATAAAATATATTGTTGTTGACCCAATAAGCTTTTCCATCTATAAAAATAACTTTTATAGTATTTCTCTCAATATGTTTTAATGATTGAGAGTTCTGTATTGGTTTTTCATATAAAGTTTTTGGAAGAAAATCTTTAATCATTAAGTGCACACTGCTTTGGCTGTATGTAATTTTTGAAAAAGGTTTAGTTTTTCTTCCTTTATAAAGTATATAGGATGTAAGGCACAATGTCAAGCCTGCCAAGGCAATGGTTTGTACCAAAATCATAGACTATTCCGACTTTTTATTTTTTGCAGCAGGCATGTCTTGAGTAGTTGCAACTCTGTTAGACATAAGTTGTGCTTTTAGAACTTCATATTCAAGATCTGAAACTTTTTGTTTATAAAAAACAACAAGTTGTTTTAGCTCATCAATATTTAAATCATTCATAATTTACCCCTTCTTGTGATTATTTATAAAATGGGTTTAGATCAAGTACAGATCCACCCCAAATTGTATGATAACTTTTACCCATTGAGTCATCTGGTACGTTAGCATATAAAGCTCTTACTTGTGCTTCTGCCTTACTTTTGCTTGGATGAGTCCCAACAGTCTTACCTTTGTCATCAACAACGGCATACTGAGATCCTAATCTTTCAATACTATACGGCATGGCTTTCTCCTATTTCTATAACATGATTATATCAGATTACTTCAGAAGAAGCCGTTTGATTTCAGCCAATGCTGATTTATGTTCCACGGATAAGCAATTAATTTGTTCTTGATCTAAAGATTTATCTGTTAGGATAACCAGCGGATCATTTGACAGCAAGTCTATATCCAAAAACCCCTGCTCCCAAAGGTACATAATGTCACGATTAACTTCAGTTAAATGTTCTTTATAAAGTTCTGGCATTATTTCTTTTATTTTTTGGTTAAAAGAGTAAAGAAATTGACCAGTTTCAGAATCAATACCTACAACTTCAATTGCACCATTAAGAATTAATGACTGAATTGTTTCGTCAATTGGATCCATTTATAAACTCTTCTAACTGTTCCCTGGTTTTAGCACCATTTATACGACTTACTTCTTTACCATCTTGAATTAAAATAAAAGTTGGAACTGATTTAATTTCAAATTGTTTACAAAGTTCTACGTTGTCGTCGGCGTCAATATACTGAAACTTAATAATTCCTTCACGGTCTAATTCTTCAGCAATGGGTCTTACCATTTTGCAAGGATTACACCATTCGGCAGTAAAATAAAGAATGTGACTCATTTACCACTCTTTGTTCTTGCTTTGGCAAGAGCATTAAAATCTTTAACCTTAGTATCTCCAAGGTATCCCCAGGCATAGCCATCATTAATCATCATGTCATTAAGAGATACGGTGTCTCCATTTATGTATACCCAGCCCAAAATGCGACCATACTTTTCAGATGAGTCCATCTTTTCAGTTTTAATTACAACAGACTTGGCATCTTTTAAAGACTTCTTTAGATACTCTTTAGCCTCTAGTCCTAGAGCCTTCTCAGCAAGATCCTTTGTACGGGACTCAGGAGTATCAATACCAGCCAGTCTAACGCGGGATGCAAATAGGATATCAAACCCTAAATCAATAAGAACGTCAATGGTATCTCCATCTACAACATTTTCTACTTTTCTTACATAATATTCATACATTAGTAATCTTGCCCCTTTGCTTTATCTTCAATTAATTTATCTCTCTCATCAAGAACTGTGAGGGCAAAGGACATCATTTTTTTGTATCCTTGTGGATTATTCATTACTTTATTGTAATGGTGACCACAAAATAATAAGTCTCCAGACACTCCTGTAACTTGTACTAATGCTTCTGCTGCACATGAATCACAACGATCTGTTGGTCCAAGAATCCATTCTTTAACTTTAACTTCTTCTGCAATCATTGTATTCATAATTATACTACTTCTTTCTATTATCAGTTGAATAAAATCCAGTACCGTTAAAAAGAACTCCTGGAGATGACCATTGTCTACTCATTGTTGCATTACAACACACAGGCTCTGTACTATCACCAAATTCTCTTTTAAATTCAATGGTTGCAGAGCACTGTGTGCATTTGTAATCATAAACTGGCATGCATTAAGCCTTCTTTGTTGCCTTTGGTGTTACCTTTGTTGCTGTCTTTACAGCAAGTGGTACACCATCTTCTCCAGTATAAACTGGACGGCCCCAACCAACTACTGCATTGATTAACTTCTTTTTGTTATTTTTTATGTAACCACGAGTTTTTTCTACGCACATACCGCCGTTGCGTTGATCTCCCTTTGCAGTTCCTGAAGTATTTCCTTCAATAACTTGAATAGTTCCATCACCATTATTTTTAATGCAAAGACCTACGTGTGAAATTCTATTTACACCGTCATCTGGAAAATCAAAGAAGATCCAGTCTCCTGGAGTTGGGTCATCATTACGAGCATCTGCCCAACGACCTTCTTTTTTAAATTGATCTGATGCTGCAACTGTTGATGCTGACTTAGGGAACTTTGCAACCCCTGCTGTCATAGCGCACCAAGAAACAAATGACTGGCACCAAGGTTGGAAATTTACTTTCATCCATGCACCGTATTTTGTTTCGTTATCCTTTGGACCTTCAATGGTTCCAACTTCTTTCTTTGCAACCTCAATGATTGCTTCTACTGAGCCTTTGACAGCCATATATAACCTCCTAAAGTTAGTATTTCAATTATAGCATTAAGCAGTCTTGGTTGTCAACCTGTTGTAAGTTCTTATCCTATGACAGTTTGCACAGACTACTTCACATTTTTCTATTTCTTTTTTTATTGCTGCCCACGAAAATCCATCATGAATCATTCTTGAAACATTATATTTTTTATCTTTAAGATGATCAAAATCTAACACTATTGGATTAGTAACTCCACAATCCATACAACCAGATGCTTTTTTTATCTCTGACAGTCTTTTTTTAAACTGCTGCTTATTGTAGTGAACCAACTCTTTGTCAGTCATATAATGCAATTATATCAGAACAAATTAAAAGCCCCACACAGGCAATTCACCTGACTTGCGCCACGGTCATATAAATGGGTAACTAAACCATCTCTAAGGTCCTGTGTGGGGACAGTTATATTGTACTACTTGATTTTGATTACTTTAGGCTTTTTATCTTCTGGAATAATACGATCAATACTAATATTGAGCATACCGTCTTTAAGATCTGCGCCAGTTA